CTATATTTAATTCATTAATGGTTTCATATAACATTGACACATAACCATCTTTCCAGTGATCGCCAGAAGAATATTTGCCACGCCTAATTATTGCAGTTCTTTTTGCAGAATAATTAGATAATGCCGAATTAAGTAGTTCTTTTATATTAACCCAAGTCATTTGCAAGTCTATTAAAGATGTCTATTTTTTCATAAATTCCACCAGTATTTGCTACTGAAATATCTGCGATTAATCCATTATATAAAATATTAACCATACAGGCATATTTGATCTCCATAGAATTAATATCATTGATATCATTTACAGTATTATAACATGTCTCAGATTTGAGTTTCCATGAATTATAATAGAAGACCTCGTTGGTATTATAAGTATAAGTAACACCACCAGCGATATCAATTTTAACATTAAGTATATCGTCTGGTATCATTTCATCAACTCCATACAATTCTAACGATGTAATGTCTATTACAAAGTCGCCAACAAGATCTGTAGTCAGCGATAATGACTTAGTAAATGTGGCAGATGTATTAGTATCAAATGACAACCCACCGTCTAAAGTCGTAATAGTTAATAATGCACTAGAGGAACTCGCTGGAACATATTGATCCCAGTTTAATGATGTACTATATATTCTTATTGAATGGCCACTAAGTATTGGTGTGGTCGTAAAACTAAATGTTGCAGCCATATATTATTTCGATTTAGATACTGTTGCTTTCTTTCTATTGATTTCCTCGTTTGCTATATTTGATCTACGAGTTTCAGCTAATTCCATTGCCCTATTAGTCATTTCTCCCATCTGCTTATTCCGCTCAAGATCTATCTTCGACATCTCTGTAGAATTATCCACGGGAAGGGCCTTTTCCTTTGATTTAAGACCCGCAATCTCTAACTGGGTATTATTGTTCCGCTGATTTAATTTGTCCTCTAAAGCCATCCTATCGCGCTCTAATTGCTCTTTGGCTGCTTCGAGTTGCTGCATCATTTGCTGTTGCGCCTGTTGTGCCTGTTGTTGCTGTTGTGCCTCGTCTTGTTTAGACTGTTTCATCTGCGCCTCGTCTCTTTCAATGATCTTCATATTCTCAGCAATAGATGAACTAGTAAACAGTTTCATTATGGTTGAGAATGATAAAGTTTGATTCTGAAGTGCTGCCTGAGCGAGTTGTTGAATCCTTTGATCAAGATTAATAGTTGCATTTGAGTTATCAATTATGATTCCGTAGTCAGCCTCAGAAAACTCTGCGCCACCAACTTCGTAGATTGAAATACTATAGTCATCAGATATGTTCTGAAATTTCTTTGGGTTATTCTTTAGTGCAATCTTGGCAGTCTCTAGAAGACATTCTAAACATCTCTTTTTGACATTATCATGAACTATAAATAATTCCTCAGTAATTGTTGCTGATGCATTAACAGATCTCTCTATGCCACCAACAGTTTCAGATGATGCTATTTGACCTTGACGCTGTTTAGATATGCCAGCAACCTCAAACATCTCATTTTTAATCCATTCAAGCAAATGTAAATGAAATGTAATTGACTGTGAGTTATCTAAATTGAATACTCTACCAGTTGTATTGTTAATTGTGCCAGCTAACTTTCCAGTTGCCGCACCCTTATTACCCTCCTTAAATGAATCGGTTGCTGCTATTCCATCTTGCTTAAGAAAGTGTAGATAAGTCTCTACGTTCCATCCATCTGGTATCTTAGCAAAGTCAACCTCTAGTATCTGCCCATAAGAACGCATCATGGCCTTATTTAAACGATCAGCTACGATTGTATATAAGTATGCATAAGGCTTCATCCTATCCGCAAGAGACACTGGTTTAGCATGATTGGTATTATACATTTGGCCAACGATACCTAAATGGCATTGTGATGGATTGCTTAAACGATTATACTGAATCTTTCTAGGGCGCATATTAACATAGATATCTTTACCTATCTTAACACCTTCCCATGCTTCATTGATCCAGTAGTCTTTAGTCTCCTCGCCCTTTGCTTTATCCGCAACATAATCCTCTGGCATAAAAGTAGATTCCTCTTCGCCAGTTTTTTCGTTATAATATTTTAGTTTCTTAACTTTACGTAAGGATTTCCAGCGAACTCTAAGTACTCTAATATTTCCATTTCCATCAAAGTAGTTGGAAAATGTTCTACCCATTGCTCCTGCAAAGTATATCATCTGGTCAACTGAGTTTCCCTCATCACCAACTGCCGGAGTATAGATCATTGATGCGCGTTCGTCTATATTATCCATTGCATCAACTTTACTGATACTATTAGTGCGTTGAATGGCATCTATGTCCTCTTCTTTGAGTTCATCGAAGTATGTATCAACTATCCTGCCAGGACTCCAGTAATCGTATAGTATAATTAAGTCAGCATCTTCTGCTTTAGAAGAAAACCCATTGCGAAGAATAAATGTCTTACGAGGATTCATTCTCTCAAATGTAGGTTCTCCTTGTACTATATCGAAGTCATATAATTCTTCTCCGCATGTGGTAACATCTTTCATTCCTTGAGTCCACTCCATCTTCATATCCAACTATTTGATATAGTGGGTTAGAATGAAGTTGGCTGAACGCTCTCTAGCGTCTTGCCATGTATATGAAAAATAATCTGCCTGTTCTTTTATTTTCTTCTGAAAGTCCTCATCATTTAAGGATTCACTCTTAATGAGTTGAGTAAATATTGCATCGAGTTCTTGACTCTTTTGTTTCTCCTTGTCAGATATGGCATTATAGTTTGATACTACGGCCCTGAATTCAAATCTACGTTTAGTCTCCTCGCCAATGATAACATTAATGGGAGAATTCATTATTGAGTAGTATTGAATATTCTCTGGTATCCATCCCTCAGAATCTATTCCAAATGGATTTAATACCATCTTCATATCTGAGATGTGGAGGATACCATCAAGTAGATCATAGTTGATCTTTTTATGCCTAAGCGAAGTCCGTACGTTGTTTTCGTAAAGCATTGATGACATGTCGCTCCAGTCGATAACTGCCTTTCTCCATTTTTTATCTTTTTTAGATGCCGGAAGCTTCTGTAATGGAAACGAGGTTGGAAAATTGTACATATTATTGTATTACAGTATGTTGTGTTTTCGTAAGTATTTTAAATTCAATTGGCAATCTGTCAGACTTAATTAAATTACATTTGGGACATGATATAACTATATTTCCAATCGAATGTCTTCCTCCTTTTGTTAATGGAATAATGTGATCTACATGTAATTTGTCCAATTTTTCATGACACCAAAAACATTCATTATTCTGTCTGTTAATCTGTCTGGATATATCCTGATCTGTAACTTTAAATACTCCATTATTAGTTTTGAGAAATCTTCTTTTAATGACATACAATCTAAATTTATGCATGTTATTTTTTCTCCAGATATCCTTCTTTACCGTTATTTCTTCCTTGTGTTTGTGGTAGTATCTTTTATTGACATTATATCTTGCTACACTTAACTCAAGTTCTGTCTTCTTAATTTTCTCTGGCAATGGATTTTCTTCTCTGAATTTAGCATAATAACGTCTTTGTCTTGCACTTGCCTTATCTAAATTTTTTGAATTATAGGTTCTTTGATGTTCCTTAATTAGTTCCCTATTGTTTTCTAAATATCTATCATAGGTGGCCCTTCTTAATTCAGGATGCTCTAAGGTCCATTGCTCTCGATACAATCTTAACTTTTCCTTATTCTTTAATCTATACTCCCTTTGATATTCTCTTCTATCTTCTGCCGTCATAATTTTACAAAAATATAAATAATATTGACACATTCTTTAGTAAGAAAAAACTTACCCTTTCATAGCTAAATGCGCCACAAAATTAATTAAATATTTTCTCATTTGGAATAGTCAAATGACCCTTGCTATTGCGTAGAAAATATGGGTCAAACTGTAGCCCAGTGAATGGTTTATTTTCAGAATTCATTATATTGTCAATAAACTTTTGCCTGTCTTCTCGGATAAGCATAAGCATTCCACATGCAGATATTCTATCAAAGTTGCCATTTACATTATACTTCATTGCCTCTAAGAGTAATCCTATTGATCTAATCTTATGTAGATTAAGAATGGTTCTGCCTTCTTGATTTTCGCCAAATGCATCAGTCATCATATAGTCAGCCAGTAATCTGCGGCCCCTAGCGTTAATGAATCTACCCGAATTACAGCCTTTTGCCTTGTTTCCATATAAATTACCTCGCACCATTTCTACATCTTTTAATGACTGCAATGTGTCGCTAAGCAAATATAGGCAGTTCTTTCTGTCGAAATATTGGAACAATCCTTTCTTATCGTTCTCGTAGTTGCCAACTGCATTATAGTACATTAACATTCTTCTGCATATTTCAAAGAAGTCATTGGCAAACTTTGGCCTACCAGTATACTCGGCAACTATCCTATCGGTAAATAAATCTAATATGAATATTGAACCAAGAGATACGGTATTAGAACTGTCGTCGTCAAATGGGTCAATACCAGCCACATACCTTCCGCGCTGAGGTTCATCATTAACAAGGAAGGGTCGTTCAAATATTTCTATTGCGCCCTCGTGTTTATTATCCTTTAATGGAAACTCTCTAATTGGTTTTACGAATCCGTTCACCCTCCATTGCGCCTTACCATTTAAATCAAATACTAAGTCTCCAATATAATGTGGTCCAACAAACTCTTCAATAGATGGCATTATACGTTCAAGATATTCCCTGATATCTGCAACTGGGAATATTGTTCCGTCAACTCTCATCATACTGTCCTGAGGCGTGACGGGCATTTCGGCCTTTCTTTGGGTTAGGGCCATTGGATCGGAGGCGCTTTTTCTAATTCTATCAACCTCTATAAACAATTCTTTCAATGCCTTAGTGACATCTGGCATTCCATTTTCATCATAACAGTTAGACCTACTCAGGTATGATCCCCAAAAAAACCCGCATGTTCCACCACCATTAGTATTTCTATCGTACACATTTGGTAATGACATGATATTGTAGGAGTCTGGATAATAAAACATATCCTCAGCACCTTCAAAGTCGCTTCCAATCTCACCCCCGGTGCCCGCTGCGCATAATAATCCGAAGACATTATCCCCATCTTCTACACTTGCGCGAGCAATCGCCCATGCACTCTTAATATGGGGATATGATCCATACTCCTCAAACATAATGTCTCCACGTTTTCCTCTCCCTTTCTGCGGATCATCTTTCGTGCTTAATCCTATGATATCAGACTTCATTCCTTTTTCTGAGCCAGTCCTAACATCTTTGTATCCTATACGTTTCTCAAGTTGAGTATCCTTAATCCTTAATCTTGGGAACGGAGTATTCTGTGATAGGAAATCTAAATTATCCCACGCCTTAGTTAATACGCCATCCTTTGTTAAATACTGCATGTCGCTTGCCATATAAAATGTCTTAGATCTTGGTTTAAATAAGGCATTCCTTGGACCTATTGATCCCATCTTAAATGAGTTTCCAACACCTCGACACTTCATAACCTCAATATGCATACCTGCATTCATGGCCTGTTCCATATAATGAAAGAATAAATAATCCCCAAGCCACCTGTCTCCAAAGTCATGAATACGTTCACTTCTCTTTCCTACACCAATTCTTCTGGTCTTCAAGATTGGATTAAAATTCCAGTACCAATATAATGATCCTGGTATCCATTCTCCATCCTCACGGATAAACCCATCTTTAATCCTTCTCTTTTCCTCTTGCCAGTACAAGTAGTATGGAGACTTTGGATGGTGATTAACTGGATATAAAGTATAACAACCGTGCTTGCGAAAGTGATCTGCAGACTGCGTAAAATAGACCATATTAACGAGCCTATGTGGAGAGGTGATGTCAACTACCACTCGACCCATTTCATCGCGTTGTAGGGCCCCTAAAGTGGGCATATCGGGGTCTATTAATCGCTGTATAAATATAACCTCATCTATAGCCGCATTTATCTCCTCCTGGATGTCTTTATTAAGCCCAAGATAGTATTGGTCATCTAATGGAGTATTATATTCGTTAGTCTTTCTGTAGGTTTCTATCATTATTCTTCATCCTCAAACATTGATTTTTCCTGAGACCCTCTATGTTTATCCGTCGAATCATTCTCACGTAAAACTTTCTCCTCCAAAGAATTTAGTGTGTCAAGCATTTTTGGTACGTCCCTAATGAATGCCTGGACCTTTGATATATCATACCTTGGCTTATCTCCTAGCATCTCATCAAGATGTAGTGCCGCAATCTTTGCCCACTTAGACATGTTATCAACAATTGATCTTGAGTCCTCAAGCATCCTAGATGTCACCGTTGCAGATCGTTCTCTATAGTATTTTACGGCATTGAGTACAACTTGATCTGGTTTCCATGACTTAGGTAACCCATCTAATGAACTGGCAATCTCGATTGAGCGCTCATCTTCATCAATGATTTGCACAAAGTCTGATTTATAATCGCAGAAGAACCATACATACGATAGCTCTGCAATGGCAACAACTTTACCCTTAGATTTATCACGTTTAACTATTCCGTTAAACTCCTTAATTGCCAATACCTCTGGCTCAAAATTAAGTTCAAAGGTTTGACCATCCATGTTAAATAATCTCATAATTAGTATATATAACTTATAAATAGTAAAGGGGGGACTATTAATCCCCCCATTAAATTACTTAACTGCATCTTTTAACCAGTAGTACTCGATATCGCCTTGATCAATCTCGAAGTATTCTTCTCCATCAAATTCTACAACTGGCATATAATACTCGATCTGTGTAGAATTAAATTCGTGACCATCCTTGACTGATTTAGTATCCTTAGTTTTAAGAAACCTCTTCAGATTGATCTTAACCCAATCTCCTTCACCAAAAGAAATCTTATCCCCGGCATTATTAAACTCTACTGCATAAGGACCCTTTTTAACAACTCTTTGTATATCACTATATTCAGTTGTATTAGGCATGATGATACCACCCTTAGATACATTCTTCCCCACCTTGATCGCTGTCGTCAATACTATCCCCTTCGTTGGATTCGGTACTATTTTTAGTAATTGCTGCTCGTGCATAATTTATTCTATTTATTGTTGTATACATTTTAAAAATTCTCGGTATATTGAAGTTGACTTTTGTGACTCTTAAATCCTGTTCAGTTTCTATTGTGTCAAAGTTAATTGCTTCAATTTTAGATCTGATAAACTTAAACATATCAGTATAAACTAATTCTGCAGTCTTAAAGTCTACTCCATTATGTTCTGCAACGTCTGATATGATCTTAGTTATTATCTTATCCATTATTAATTAAGAAGTTGAATATTAATTTAAAATTATCTGATCCACTCTCAAAGTTTGGAATAAGTTTCTTATTAATCTTATTCTCATTAATAACTCCCTTAACCCTCATAGATGTAAGATAGTTCTGA